TAAAAATAATGACTTGGTATTGTTTTCTAGTAATTATTCTTATGAAATTGCTAAGTCTGAAGGATTAGAAAATGTTGGAGTTTGTCATCCTTATTTTGATTCTCATAATGTAAAAGAAGATAATAATATTCAAAAGATTGATGCTATTAATTTTTTACTTATTGGAAAATTTGAAAAAAGAAAACATACTAGAAAGATAATTAGAATATGGAAAAAACTTTTTGCTAATGATAAAAGATATAGATTAAATTGTTTAATAGATAACCCTTTTATACAAAAAGATCAATGGGCTGAAATTTTAAATGAAGTATTTGAAGGGTCTGTACCTTGGAATGTTAATCTAATCCCTCGTCAAGATAAGAATTCGGATGTAAATAAATTGATGAATGCTTGTGATATTGACCTTTCTGGTCTCTCAGGGGCAGAGGGTTTTAATCTTCCTTTGTTTAATATGCTTTCTCTAAATAAAGTTTGTGTGGCAATGGATGCTCATGCTCATTCCGACTTTATTAATAATGGAAATGCTATTATTGTGAAACCTTCTCAGAAAATTCCTATTTATGATGATGCATTTTTTAGACTTGGGAATATAGTGAACCAAGGGAATATGTTTGACTTTGATGATAAAGAAGTTGAAGATAAAATTTTACAAGCTGTTGAATTTTTTAATTCTGGCGAAAAAAGTATATCTACTCTTCCGAGTGTATTCAGTGTACAAAATACTGTAGATACACTATTATCAAAAATATGAAATGGGATATAGATGCTCCAAATTTTGTTCAAGGAATAAATGGTCCAAGAAGTTTTTATTTAACAGAATTTTCTTCAACAACAGTTAAAGCTTTAGCTAATAAAATTAATGAGGCTATAGAATTAGAACAAATTCTTTTTCCGATACATATTGAATCTCCGGGTGGAGATATCTCTTCTTTAAAAGCTATTCTTTCAATACTACTTTCTGCTAGAAAGAAAGGTTTGAAGATAGCCACAATGACAGCAGGTGAAGCTTCCTCTGCTGGCGCTTTTATTTTTTGTTTTGGCGATGAAGGCTTCCGTTTTATGGGAGAATATGCTGGACTAATGCTTCATGGTATTCAAGTTTCCTCTATTCCTGATGGAAGGGCTAGTGAACAAAAAGAATTCTTTAACGCTTTAATGAAAGAAGAGGAAGAGATTATGAAAATCATTTCTTCTCACTTGAAGGGAGTTAAAAATAAAGAATGGCTTAAAAAAGAATTGAATAAAAGAAAAGATTTAGATTGGTATTTAAATGCGCAGGAAGCTTTGGATTTAGGTATTACTAGTCACATTGGGTTGCCAATTTTTTCTTTAAAATTAACAGCAGAAATTTCAGTAAATATTTAGAAAAGTGTAATTTCTTTTCCTATGATATACATTTATGAAAACCCAGACTCTAATGAAAGAGTCGAAGTCATTCAAGGTATGAATGATGAACACAAGTACGAAAAAGATGGCGTTCAATGGAACAGAGTATGGACTATTCCGAACACTAGTATAGATACAAAAATTGACCCTTTTTCTTCAAGAGACTTTTTAAATAAAACAAATAAAAAAGGCACTATTGGAGATTTGCAGGATAGAGCTCAAGAACTTTCTCATATGAGGAAAGAAAAACTAGGGAAAGACCCTATTCTTGAAAAAGAAGTTGCGAAGTATAAAAAGAAGTATAACGTAGCTCATCCCTCAGAAATAAAAAGGAATTAATTATGATTTTCGAAGAACAAATCTCTAGGAAGCCAGATCGCTATCCTTGGAGTCAAGAATTTATTTCAGCCATGCATGATGGCTTTTGGACTAATAAAGAATTTAACTTCCAAAGCGACTTACAAGATTTCAAAGTTAAGCTTTCAGAAAAGGAAAGAGAAATAATTGTAAAAGCTTTAACTACTATTGGTCAGCTAGAAATTTCTGTAAAAAAGTTTTGGTCTAAGTTAGGTGATAACCTACCTCACCCTTCAATGAACGATCTAGGCTTTGTTATGGCCAATACAGAGGTAATACATGGGGATGCATACGAAAGGCTACTAGAAGTTCTAGGATTAGAAACTGCTTTTGATGATGCTTTAAAATTAGATATTATAAAAGGTAGAGTTAATTATCTTCGGAAACATCTTCATAAGTTTCACTCTGATAATAAAAAGCAGTTCATATACTCTATAATTCTTTTTACTTTATTCGTTGAAAACATTGCATTGTTTTCTCAGTTCTATATAATCAATTGGTTTGGTCGTTATAAGAATCTTCTTAAGGATACAAACAAGCAAGTAGAATACACTTCTAGAGAAGAAAACCTTCATGCTATCGTTGGCATTAAAATTATTAATACTATTCGTTCTGAGTATCCAGAGCTTTTTGATGAAGAACTTGAAGCTAAGGTAATGTATGAATCTGAACAAGCAGTTAAATATGAATGTGAAATTATTGATTGGATTGTAAATGGATTTGAATCAGAAAAATTAAATTCTCCTCTTTTAAAGAATTTTATTAAAAACCGTATGAATGAATCATTGGTTAGTATCGGATACAAAAAAATATTCGAAGTTGATCGAGATTTAATTTCAAAAACAGACTGGTTTGATGAACAGCTACATGGGAATAATATGACTGATTTTTTCCATTCTCGTCCAACTGAATATGCAAGATCAAATAAAAGTTTTGGAGAAGAAGATCTGTTTTAATACAGATACACCTTGACTTTTTAATTGTAGTATATATGTTGTTTTAGATTATGGAAAAAGCTTATAAATGGCTAAATAGCCACAGCCGTCTCTTTTTAGAGAGAGGCTATTTAGAAGAAGGAGTCTCTCCAGAAGAGAGGGTAAAAGAAATTGCTAAAAATGCAGAGAATATTCTAGGCATTGAAGGGTTTGCTGATAAGTTTGAAAAGTATACTTCTCTTGGTTATTATAGTCTAAGCACTCCAGTATGGATTAACTATGGGAATAGAAGGGGGCTTCCTGTTTCTTGTTTTAACTCTCATATGGATGACACAATGACCGATATTCTTTGGAAGGTCGGAGAAGTAGGTATCATGTCAAAAATGGGGGGAGGAACTTCTGGCTTTTTTGGAGATCTTCGTAAAAGAGGTTCCAAAATAAGTTCTGGAGGAGAATCTAGTGGAGCAGTTCATTTCATGGAACTTTTTGACAAAGTTTCTGATGTGGTTAGTCAAGGGTCAGCTCGTAGAGGCAGCTTTGCAGCTTATCTTCCTGTCGAACATCCTGATATAGAAGAGTTCCTTATGATTCGTTCTGAAGGCCATGCTATTCAGAATATGAGCATTGGGGTGACAATCTCTGACGACTGGATGAATAGAATGATTGAGGGGGATAAAGACAAGAGAGGGATATGGGGGAAGATTGTGAAGAAAAGATTTGAAACAGGGTATCCATATATTTTCTTTACTGATACTGTAAACAATGCGGCTCCTCAAGTTTATAAGGACAAAGGGTATAAAATAAATTCGAGTAATTTATGTTCAGAAATAACTCTTCAGTCTAAAGGGAATGAAAGTTTTGTCTGTGTTTTGTCTTCTTTGAATCTTCTTCATTGGGATGAAATTAAAGAAACTGATGCTGTTGAGACTTTGATCTATTTTCTTGATACTGTAAATCAAGAATTCGTTGACAAAACTAAAGAAATGAAATTCATGGAGGCTCCTCATGAATTCGCTAAAAATCAAAGAGCTCTAGGAATGGGGGTATTAGGATGGCATTCTTTGCTTCAGTCAAAAATGATTCCCTTTGAATCTTTGGATGCAAAGATGCTTAACTCTGATATGTGGAAAACTATCCGAGAAAGAGCAGATAAGGCTTCTAAAGATCTTGCTGATTTATTCGGAGAGCCAGAACTTCTCAAGGGATATGGAAGAAGGAATGTTACAACAATTGCTGTTGCTCCTACTACTTCCTCGTCATTTATTTTAGGACAGGTATCCCCGAGTATAGAGCCTTTAAATAGTAATTACTTTGTGAAGAAGCTTGCTAAAGGATCTTTTACTTTCAAAAACCCTTATCTAAAAGAAATCCTCAAGAAGTATAAGAATGATACAGATGAAGTGTGGAAATCTATTTTAATCAGAGGAGGCTCAGTTCAACATTTAGATTTTCTTTCTTCTGATGAAAAAGATGTATTTAAAACTTTTGGAGAAATCAGTCAAAAAGAAATTATTATTCAAGCTGCGCAAAGACAAAAATTTATTGATCAAAGTCAGAGCTTGAATATTATGATTCCTCCAGATGTAAAGCCTAAAGAAGTAAGCGACTTACTAATTGAGGCTTGGAAGATGGGAATTAAAACATTGTATTACCAAAGATCAGCTAATCCTGCTCAGGAATTATCTAGAAACATAATGACCTGCACTAGTTGCGAATCTTAAAATTTATTAAAAATGAGTGACAATTTAACGAGTACTTATTACGGAAAAAAAATAGATACATCTAATATATTAAATATAGATGAAGCTGTTAATATACGCAATGGAAAGCCCTGCGTAATCATAACAGGCGTCACTGGTCAAGATGGAAGTCATATGGTTGACTATTTACTTGAGAATACAGACTTTTTAATTTTTGGAGGAGTAAGAAGATTAAGTGTTTATAATCATGAAAATATTAAACATGTAAAATCAGATAGATTTCATCTCATTAATTTTGATTTGACTGATCCTCATGCTATTTCTAGGATTGTAGAAAAACTACTTCCTGATTATTTTATTAATTTTGCTGCTCAAAGTTTCGTTGCTAGTAGTTGGGATTTTGCTAGGCAAACATGGCAGGCTAATTCCACAGCTGTTCTTGATATATTAGAAGCTATCAGATTATATAAACCTACTTGTCGTTTGTATCAAGCTGGATCTTCCGAAGAATTCGGCAATGTTTTATATTTCCCTCAAGATGAGGCTCATCCCTTACGTCCTAGAAGTCCTTATGGAGCAAGTAAGGCTGCTTCTAGACAGCTTGTAAAAGTTTATAGAGAATCTTATAATCTTTATGCTATTCAAGGCTGGTTATTTAACCATGAAGGGACAAGAAGGGGCGAAGAATTTGTTACTAGAAAAATATCTAAAAAAGTTTCTTCTATAAAATATTGTATAGATAACTCTTTAGATTTCTCTCCTTTGGAATTGGGAAATATAGATGCTAAAAGAGACTGGAGCGATGCTGAAGATTTCATGGATGGAGTATGGAGAATGTTGAATCAAGATATTTATAATAAAGATTATTCAGGCATTCCAAATGAATATGTTTTCTCTTCTAATGAAACACATTCTATTAGAGAGTTTGTAGAAAAATCTTTCTATTATATTGGATTGGATTGCGCATGGGAAAACGAAACGAATAATCCTGAAGATGAAAAATTAGTAGCTTATATAAATGGGATTAAAAAAACTTTAATGATTGTCAATAAAAAGTTTTATAGACCAGCTGAAGTAGAAACTTTATTAGGAGACAGCTCTTTAGCCAGAAAAGATTTGGGTTGGGTTCCAAAATGTAACTTTGATCAGCTTGTTAATAAAATGCTTAAATCAGATATAGAGTCTTTCAATAAAATAACTTGACTTTTCTAAAAAATTCTATAACATAATTTTGTTATGACGAATTTCCAAAAAAATGTTTTAAGTTTTATGAAAGCTGTTGGTCAAAGTTGCCCGGATTCACCTACTACTACAGATAACCTTACAAGGGTCTTGAGGATTAGTCTTTTAATAGAGGAGGTTCTAGAATTAGCTGAGGCAAGCGGAGTTAAAGTATGTCTGTTCAATGATGACACTCCTCTTTCTATAAATGATTTTAATTACAATATAGAAGGCGAAGTTGATTTAGTTGAAGTAGCAGATGCTTTAGCTGATATTAATTATGTATCTGCTGGCGCTGCTTGCTCATATGGGTTAGATCTAGAACCTTTTGAAGATGAAGTATGTAGATCTAATAATTCTAAAATTGTAAACGGTTTTCGTAGAGATGATGGTAAATGGCAAAAAGGTCCTAATTATAGTCCTGCGAATTTAGGTCCTATTTTACAAGAACAAATTTTAAAAAATAATAAAAATGCCGTTTGAATATAAAGCGAAAGTATTAAAAGTTTACGATGGAGATACTTTTACAGCTGACATAGATTTAGGTTTTGGATTTTTTTTAAAAAACAAACTAGTAAGATTAATGGGAGTAGACACTCCTGAATTAAAAACTAAAGATTTAGAAGAGAAAAAATTTGGAGAATTAAGCAAAAAATTCGTAGAAAAGTTTTTTAAAGAAAATAAAAATGAAGTTATTATTCATACTCATATTGAAAAAATATCTTTAGAAGGGAAAGAAAAATTCGGGAGAATATTAGCTTATGTTTTTAGTGAATCATCTAAAGAAAGTCTAAATCAAAAAATTATTGACAATTTCCTTGGGGTAGAGTATTTTGGAAAATCTAAAGATGAGATTATGTTTTCTCATTTGGAAAATAGAAAAAAAATAAACTCTTTGTATGAAAGCTGAATTATTAAATTACTTTGGTAATGATCTAATGGTCGTTAATGCTGCCCGTGTAAGTTATGGAAAGTCTAAAAATGATATAGATCAAAAAGATGAAAAGCTAATTAATTTTTTAGTGGAACATAAGCATGTTGCTCCATTTAGACATGCTCAATTACAGTTTAGAATTGAGTGCCCTATTTTTGTTGAAAGACAACTTTTCAAGCATCAAGTAGGAATGTCTGCTAACAGTATTAGTGGGAGATATGTTGATTTTAGTGATAATTATTTTACTGTAAAATCTTTAAGAAAACAATCTAAATCTTCTAAACAGGGTAGTGAAGGAGAATTAGATAGGCCGGATTTAATAGAGAAGATGAATAGCCTAGTAGAACAGTCTTCTCAGTTATATAAAGATCTATGTGACGCCGGGGTAGCAAAAGAACAAGCTCGTATTATTCTTCCTTTATGTTTAGAGACACAATTTATTTGGACTGGATCACTACTAGCTTTTATGCATTTTTGGGCTCTTCGCTTAAAAAACGATACTCAAGAAGAGACTAGACTATTAGCTTTAGAAATGCTAAATCTTGTTAAAAGTATAGATGGAGAGCCATTTGCTCTAACATTAAAAGCTTTTAATCTTTGAATTTTTTGATTGACAAAATCAATTAATGTGATATACTAAAGCTCAAATTAAATTTGAAACCTTGTATAGGTTTATTGTAATATGAAAAAACTAAATAAAGAAAAAAATACTATTGTAAATACTCAAAAGCCTTGTGAAGCTGAAAAGCTCCCTCACTATCTAAATCATAAAGGTCGTTTTATTGGTCTTAAGACACGCTCTTCTCGTGGAGAAAGAAGTTATTGCGCAAAGATTATTCGCATCACTGAAAATTATGTAACATTTATTAATGTTAACGATAAGTCTCTAGTGAAAGTTTCTAAAAATTCTATCATTTAAGGATTCATGTCCAAATCGGAAACATGTTTGCATAGATCAAAAGATCAAGTCGAATATGGCCCTCCTTGTTGCCAGTCAAGGAGATCCGTCGGATACTACTGTTTAGAAAGGGGTATCCACGGTTTAACAGAAGAAGTTTGCAATGCTTGCGACTTTTATGTAAGCAAAGTTGTAGAAGAAATTCCGTTAGAAGATAATCCATCAGAATAATATGCCATCCAAAAGAAAAGACGACTCATCAAGCGAGACAGGTTCAAAAGACATGCTCTCTTCATTCTTAAAAGATAATGAAGATAATCACTTTAACTATTTACAGCCTGATGAAGTTACTATTTCTTCTGGATCTCTAAATCTAGATGCTCTTATCAAAGTTCGCTCTGGCTCTTTTGTCAGAGTTTGTGGTAAGGGTAGCGAGCTAGGAAAAACATCTCAATGTTTTGTTTTTGCTCAAAATTACATGGATAAGATCGAAAGATCTAAAACCATTTTTATAAAAGCTGAAGCTCGTCTCACTCCAGAGATGCAAAAAAGAACTGGGATGAAATTCGTTACAGACCCTACTAACTGGGAGTATGGCACAGTGTTTGTCTTTAGTTGTAATGTATTCGAAACAATTGCTTCTCTTATCGAGAGCGTTCTACCTAAAATGCATGAAGCTGGAGAAAAGCTTTGTATCATCCTTGATTCTTTAGATGGTGTTATACTTAAGTCGGATAAGGAGAAGAATCTTTGGAATGGAGATGAGAATATCAAAGTTGCAGGTGTTCCTCTCTTAACTAAGATTCTATTTAAAAGATTGGCTCTAAAGATAGTCCACTTTGATGCTTTATTTTTGATTACAAGTCAGTATACAGCAGAGATAAAACTAGACCCTTATAGTAAAACGCCCCCAAGACAAAGCGATGGAGCTGGAGGGTCTGCCATTAATCACCAGAGCGATATAACTCTTTCATATCAGCCCAGATATGGAGGAGATTATATCCTTGAAAAACCTAATGATAAGCCTGACCCAATAAAGAATAAAACTTTAGGAGTTTACGCTACTATTGAAATTAAAAAGTCATCTACAGATGTAACAGGTTCAAAAGTTAAAATCCCTATCAAAAAAGGCAGAAGCGGATGCGCTATTTGGGTGGAGAAGGAAGTAGTTGATATGATTATTGCTTTTGAGTTGATTTCGAAAAAGGGAGCATGGTATTCATTTTCTGAGTCTATTATTTCGTTAGCTAAAAATGATGGAGTGGATATTCAGATGCAGCATCAAGGAATTGGATCTGTTTATGATTATATTGAAAATAATAAAGATGTATTCGAATGGTTGCTTAAAAAAGTCAAAGAGATTATTTCATAATGCTGCTCACTAAGCTGCACGGCTCTTCTAAAATCAATGTCCCATCTAAATCGAATATAGATTGGGACAAGAAAGTCTCTTCCCCTCAATTTAAAGTTAAATCTTTTCTCCGAGAGTTTTGGAAAAATGATGTAATTGTAGAAGAGTTTATTATCCCCGGAAGTAAATTCAGAATTGACTTATTTAACTTATCTAAGAAATTGGCTGTAGAAGTAAGTCCAGATGAGTATCATAATTCTTTTAATAAATGGCTTCATAAAGATCGACAGAAGTTTCTGTCTAAAATTAAAGCTGACGAATTAAAAAAAGAATGGTGTATAAAAAATTCTATAAACTTGGTAGAACTTTTTAATGAAGATATAAATAATTTATCTGTTGACTATTTCGAAAAAAAATATAATATACTGCTTTACTAATATGAAAGAACTTGAAGAAATTATTGAGTCAATTAAAGTTGAAAGGCAAAATCAGATAGATAAAGGCTATAATCCCGAACATGATTCAAAGTATCAAAATGGAGAGCTACTTTTAGCAGCTTTAGTTTTAGCAGGTTATGCTAATGGTCAAAATACAAAGAAAGAGGAGACTTTAAAAATTGCTAAAGAGATGTGGCCATTTGGAGAATTCATTCCTAATGATTCTGATATCACTAATATGATTAAAGCTTGTTCATTAATCATTGCTGAAATACAAAGGATATTGAAATGAGTTTTTGTATAGTATTTTTTAAATGAAATGGATTACAGCAAATGGGAATATTCGCCCACTTTCTGAAAAAAAATATTCCATAAAATGGGATAGTGAAAGTTTAAGTTTATTTCAATTTAATGTAAAACAATTCTTCAAAAAATATTGGATTGAAGATATTGTAGGAGAAGAGGTAGTTATTCCTCAAACCCGTTTACGAGTCGATATTGTTAATTTTTCTAGGAAAATTGCAGTCGAAGTAAACGGGTTATTCCATGTAGAGTATACGCCTTATTTCCAAAACTCTGTCGAAGATTTTGAGAGGCAAGTATATAGAGATGTACTTAAAGAATATCTTCTTGAAAAAAATGGATTTGAAGTAATAGAGATCTATGAAAAAAATATGCCATTGAGAGAAAAATGGGTTGAAAAAGTTTTTGGATCTCATATACTATTGTAATACTATGCTTATATCAGAATTCCCTATCTCGAATAGAACAAAAAATGTTTTGATTCAAAATGGTTTTATTTCAGAAGAAGACTTGTCAAGCAAGTTTTTAGAAGATTTAAAATCCCTTGAAGGAATGGGAGACAAAGGTCTAATAGAAATAAGAGAATATTTACATGGAAAATTTGGAATAGTCTTAAAACATAAGCCTAAAGATAAAAAAATATCTAATCCAAAAGAGGCAAGATCTGTTATATTGCATTTCTTATCTCATAGTAAAAATATCTTTTGGCCAAAAGAGATGGCAGCAGCCAATAAGCTTCTATCTTTTTTTGATTTAAAAACTCTTCGGAGTGTTGTTCCTAATGAGAAAGCTTACAGTCTTTCGTATTATCTTTGTCAAGATGGTCGAAAATATATTAGAACATATTTACCTAGTATTAAAAATGTAGAAGAGAACATTGAGAAACCTGTTGAAGTTTTAGAAGAAGTTCAATTAGACCTAGATCTCAGTGTAAAAAAACCAAAATCATTAAAAGATTTCTTATTTAAATGAGTAACAATAGAATTTCAACTCCTCAAGAACAAGAACGTGCATGTTTAGCAGGCTTTATTAAGTGGCCTGATAATGTTGCAGATTATGCATCTGTTCTTAAACCTACTCACTTTGATCATAAAGTTCATGCAGCTATATTCTCTGCTATCCTTTCTATTTATACTCAAAACTCAACTGTTGATAAATTATTAGTAGTCGAAAAATTGACAGCGATTGGTTTGAAATTCTTTGAGGATTTAAACATAATTGATTATATAGAATGTTTATCTCAAATGGAGATAAGAGAACAGTCTCTTCCTAATTTTATTGCGAATGTAATTAAATATGATTTTGCTAGAAAGGCAGATAAATCTCTTGATGAAGGCAAAGTAGAGATTCGAAGCAATATTGACAAGTCTCTTCCTGAACTAGCGAATGTAGTAGAGACTACTCTTAAGAATGCTGGGACAGAGAATGTGGCGGACGAGGAGAAACCTATTGATGTGTTTTCTTCGATGCAGGAGACCGTTCTAGACTGGGCTAATAATCCAAGACCAGTATGTCTTAAAACTCCATTCCCAATTTTTACAAAAATGTATGGAGGCCCTAGCTTCGGTGATTTGTTTGTTATTGCCGCAGGGCCAAAGGTTGGCAAGAGTACTTTCGTAAACTTTTTAGCTTATGAAGTCGCCGGTCTAGAAGAGAATAATTGTTTAGCTTTAGTATTAGATACTGAACTGGAAACAGATCGTATTATTGCGAGAAATCTTTCTGCTATCTCTGGGGTTAATGAGTATAAAATTAAAACAGGTAAATTTCTTAACAATCCTGTAGATAAAAATAAAGTTTATGCAGCTTTAAATTCTTTAGAAAAATATAAGGGTAGAGTCCATCATAAGTATGTAGCAAACAAATCTATTGATGAGGTAATTTCTATCGCTAAAAGATGGTATGTTCAAAATGTTAAAAACGGAGAGAATGTTCTTCTTATTTATGATTATCTGAAATCTACTCAAGAGAACATTACAAATGCTTTCGAAGGATATGAACTATTGGGTCAAAAGACTGATAAACTTAAAAAGCTTGTATCAGCTTTACCAAGAACAGCAGGTTTAACTGCTGTTCAAACAAATAGAAGTGGAGGGACAGCAATGTCATCTCAGATTGAGTGGCATTGTTCTAATATGTATCGTTTAGAAAAGAAAACTCCAGAAGAGATTGGAGAAGCTGGAAAAGAATTCGGTACTCATAAATTAATTGAAGTAAGAGCTCGTGTTCAAGGAGAAGAGGCTATGGGCGCTGACAACTATGTAAAACGAGTCACTCAAGATGGTGAAGTATACGTTGAGAATTATATTAATTTTAAAGTTGACAACTTTAAAGTAATGGAGTGTGGTAACGCTGAAGATGTATTCAATAAAAAATTAGGACAACTTGAGGTATCTAATAATAGAAAGTATACTAAAAACGATTTTATATGATAGTAGAGCTGCTTAAAAAAATGGGATATGCGCCAGAAAGATCTGGCCCAGATTACTTAAGGATGAAAGCTATTTATAGGAATAGCGCGAGTTCATCTTTAAGTGTCAATACTAAGAGTGGATGGTTTACAGATTTTGTAACTGGGCAATCTGGGCCTCTTATTAAATTGGCAATGATAACTCTCAATATAAATGAGAAAGATGCCAAGAGCTTCTTGAGAAATGAGTATTTTGATAATGTGGTCGAAGTTGAGGATCAAGAATCTAAAATAGTTCAAGAGAAATTCTTTAGCTCTGATTTCTTGAGTGATTTGTTACCATCTTTTAATTTCTATAACAAAAGAGGTATATCTAATGAAACTTTAAAAGATTTTAAAGGAGGAGTAAAAACTTATGGTAAACTAAATAATAGGTTTGTATTCCCAGTTTTTGAAGGTAAAAAAATAATAGGATTAGCTGGGAGAGATTTATACAGCAATTCTCAACGACCTAAATGGAAGATCCTTGGGAGAAAATCTAATTTTGTTTATCCATCTGATTTATCTTTCCCTGAAATACAGAGCACTAAGACTGTTATTTTAGTAGAAAGTATTGGAGATGCTTTAGCATTATATGAAAATGGTATAAAAAATTTCATTGTAATATTCGGATTATCAGTATCTAAGAATGTAATTCTTTTCTTGATGAAAAGTAATTTAGAAAAAATAATTATATCGACAAATAATGATGAGGAGTCCGATTACAATAGAGGTATGGAAGCGGCTCTAAATATCAAATCAAAGCTCTCTAAATTTTTTAATTCAGATATTCTAAAAGTAAAGTTGCCTACCAAAAAAGATTTTGGAGATATGACAAAGGAAGAGATACTTGAATGGAAAAAAGAAATATAATAAATAAATAATATGGAAAATAAAGAATACGGAATTTTAGCTATTAAGTCTGAAAATACAAAAAGCAATTGTTTAGATATAATTATTGGAGCGAAGTATCTTCCTGACAATAAAATTTCTATTTTTGCTTATGGTTATGAAGGGGGAGGTTGTTGGTCAGACTTTTCCGCTACAATTTTAATGGATAGCGTTTATGAAGATATCCTATCTATTGAAGAGTACTTCTGCGGGATATATGATGAAGATTCTAATGAAAATTGCTCAGAAAATTACGAGGAAGAATACGAAAACATTGGGGCTTTTTTAAGTAAATATTTTGACACAGGCGAAGATTGTAATGAGCCTTATTGGATTGCTTCAGAAAATTGCTCTGAGTTTGAAGGTAATGAATTTTCATTGTCTTGGACATCAGAGGATATTCCTGATCTCTCCTATATTTGGCCGTTGATTCTACCTACTCTTTCTGAGTATTGGCCATTTCATTTAAAATGGTCTGAAGAATTAATCTAAAATTGGTGTAAGATATATTATGGCTAATGAAAATAAAACATTAAATAAACCATTTAGACTTCCCCAAGGCAGTGCTAAAAAATTTGGCGTTTATGTAAAAAATGATAAAGGGAATGTCGTGATTGTAAAGTTCGGTGATCCAAATATGTCAATCAAAAGAGATGACCCTGAGCGTAGAAGCAATTATAGAGCTAGACATAATTGTGATAATCCCGGACCTAAATATAAAGCCAACTATTGGTCATGTAAAATGTGGTCAGCTAAGCCAGTTAGTCAAATTGTAGGATCAGGAGAAGATTATTTTGATTTTGACAACTTGCCCTCTCAAGAAGAAATTATTTCTTTTAACCCTGATTTGGCAAATGTAAAAGAAGATCCTTTTGATTTAGAAGACCCTGCTGGAGAAGAGTTCTCCTTCTCAAAAGTACAATATCTTGACAAAGATAAACTAGCTGCGGTTCAAGAAGCTGCTGATAAAAAATTTGGAGGTAAAACTTCTTATGTAAAAAATCTCTGGGTCATAAGAGAGTATAAAAAAAGAGGCGGAAAAGTAAAATATTCAGGTGAAAAACCTAAAAACTCTGATATAAAGAAGCTGGTGAAGTCGTCACTTTTTGACGATGTCCTGTGGGATCTTATAGAATAATAAAAAATGTCATTACCAAGGCTCTCTGCGAGCAAAATCAAATCATATAGTAGCTGTTCATATCTTGCTTATCTAAAATATAATTGTGGCTTGCCTTCGAAAGGGAATGTAGGCTCAAAATTAGGAGGCATTACTCACGTTGTTCTCGAATGTTTAGCTCACCCTAGAAGGGTGGAAAAAGTTAAGCAGGCTATTGCCTGTGAGAAGCCATTGTCTATTCCGTCTTTAAGTCGTCTCGTTAAGAAATGGCTCAAGAAAGAAGATGTGGATTCTTTAGAGAATTATGAAAAAATAAATGGATTTTTAGTAACTGGATTAGAAAATGATTTTCATGGCAAAGGTTGTGAAAAATACGAAACAGAATATGAATTTGATTTAAATACTGGTAAGTATTGGGTTTATGGTTTTATAGATAGACTTTTTGTATATGATGATCATATTAGAATTTTAGATTTTAAATCTTCGAAGTCTAAATTTGCGAAAGGTTCAGAAGATATGGATTTTAATGTTCAAGCATTAATCTATGCTTTAGTCGCTTCAAAATTATATCCCGGTAAAAAAATAACAGTTGAATTCTTATTCCTTAAATTTAGGAAAAATCCTTATATCAAAATGGAATTCACTTTAAAGCAAATAGATGCATTTGAAGATTATTTAGAATATATAAGTAATTATTTACAAGATTTTGGATTAGAAAAAGCTTTGGCTAATACAGCTGCTGGAGATTTCAAACGTAAATGGCTTTGCGGTAAAGAACCTTTTACTTACAAAGAGGATGGCTCTCCAGTTTGGGTTTGCGAATATAAGGCTCCTTTCCTTTACTTTGAAGCTGTGAAAGAGGGATCTCCATCCAAATCAGCGTATTCTAAAAAGGAACTTGACAAGTATATAGATATGGGTTATTCAATTGTGCAAAGGAAACATTCCGGTTGTCCGAAGTTTAACTAAAATTCTTTTTAGAATTAATGACTCAATTAATCCCATTGTTTAAGTCGCACTATAGTCTATTGCGTTCTATTCTAACTGTTGATCCATATGACTCAAGTAGAGATAAAGATCTTCCTGATAGTATTATAGATATAGCTGTAGAGAATAAGCTTAAAGAGATAGTCTTAGTAGAAGATAGTATGTCTGGATATATTGCGGCTTTGCAAGCTTGCGAAGCTTCTAATATTAAGCTTATATTTGGATTGAGGATGACATTTATCAGGGACTCTTCTGAGAAGACAGATGATTCTTTGATATCGTGTCATAAAAATATTATTTTCCCGAAGAACCTAAAAGGATACAAAACTTTAATCAAGTTATCTACTCTAGCATCTTATGATAATTTTTACAAAGAGCCTAGACTTTCTTATTCTGATTTGTATAAATATTGGAGTGATGACTTAGAAATCGCTATTCCTTTTTATGATTCTTTCATTCATAATAATCTTTTAAAAGAGAATATATGCGTACCAGAATTTTCAAAAAATATTCCTCATACAATTTTTATTGAATCTAATGGTATAGTATTTGATAATCTTCTTCGTAATGCTGCATTAGAATATGCAAAGGCTTATAAAGTAGAAGTCCTTGAAACAAAAAGCATTTATTATAAAAATCGAGAAGATTTTGATGCTTTTCTAGCTCTTAAATGTTTGAATAGAAAAAAATTTGGATCAGGGAGGACTTTAGATAATCCGGGTTTTGATGATATGTCTTCCAGAGAATTCAGCTGGGAATCTTATCTAGAAGCTAAAGATCGTTTAATTTAAATATTAATTATGGCAAATAATAAAATTGGAGACTTTGTTCAGTGCAGAGGCTTTTTTGGCATTCAGATTTTCGCTGAAATAAAAAGCATAGAAGAAGTTATGGGAGTTAATGAATACACTATAGAAGGTCCAGAGGGCGAGTATAAAATGTTTTCACCTCAATCATTGACTAAAAAAGATGCAAAAGAATGGATTAAAAAGCTAGAAGATAATATACAATTTTTAAAAACAATATGAATAAACTAGATATTAACCAGCGAATTTATTTTGCTGATACAGAGACGGAAGGTCTTAATTTAAATACTTCTCGTCCATGGGAATTCGCTTGGGTAGTTATGGAGAATGGCGTTATAGTAGATAGCCAGTCTAGATATTTATGGTGGGAAGATCTTAATGTTAATCCTAAGGCTGCTGAAGTCACAGGCTTTAATTATAAAAAATATGAAAAGATTGCTAAATGCCCGAAGGAAGTTTACAAAGAGATTTCTCCATGGTTTTTTGGAGATGATCTTTTAGGTTTTCATAATGGATTAAAATTCGATGTTTATCAAATTAGAAATTGGTTTCGTGAAATAGGAGAGTCTACAGACTTCGATTGGGTTTCAAGAGTAGTAGACACTAATGCTCTAGCAAAAGCTTTTCTAAGTGGATCAACCCCAGATTTTGACAATTTCGACGCTTGGCAACTTCGATGGGCAAATTTTATCAAGAAAGGTTTGAAAAGTAATGTAGCTTATCTTTGTAATGAATGGGGTATTGAAATAGATGCTTCCAAAACTCACCAAGGAGATTATGATTGTTTTCTAACTGCTCAAATTTTCAAAAAACTCGCTTACAATTTTCAAGAGACTTAAAATATGTTACCCTTTTTAGATAGATTCGAAAAAATAGATCTTAATATCCATGGGATTAGACTCCCAAAATTTTGTTTGAGCAAAGAAGATTATGCTACGCTGGATCTTCCTTTTAACTTGAACGGATCTGACTTAACAAGTTTAGAGCTTTTTAATTTTCTAGTTGAAAAGGGATTTGAAAAAAGATTAAAGAATGATATTAACTCAAAAGAAGAGAAATCTTATAGAGATAGATTGTCTTATGAAATGGGTGTAATTAGCCCCACAGATTTCGTAGATTATTTATTGATGGTATGGGATGTCGTCAATATCGCTAAAAAAAATAATATCGCTGTAGGACCGGGTAGAGGTAGTGCTGCTTCTAGTTTGGTTCTATACTGTCTTGGTGTAACTAATATTGACCCCGTAAAAAATGGTTTATATTTTGAAAGATTCTTGTCTCCTTCGAGAACGACACCTAACATAGTAGACGGTATTAAATATTATTCCGATGCCGCAGATATTGATCTTGATATTGAGGACTCTAAACGGGAAACACTAATTGAAATTCTAAAGAAAAAATATGATGGCTATTTTTGTAAAGTTTCTACTTACAGTACATTGCAAAGTAGAAAGAATATTAAAGAGGTTTGTAAAATTGTTTTGGGATATTCAGAACAACAAAGTCTCGAAATTTCTTCACAAATTCCTTCTCTATTTGGGAAGGTGCATTCCTTAAAAAATGCTGTAAAAGAAGTCCCATCTTTTGCAGAGTTCGTAAAAGAAAATACTAAAGCATATAAAATAGCATTAAAGCTTTCAGAATTGAACTGTTCTAAAGGTTCTCATGCTAGTGCTTATATTGTATCTTATAATAAACTAATTGATTCTATTCCATGTGAAATGGGAGAAGATGAAATGGTTACAAGTTATGATATGAATTATGCTCAACTTGATAATATCAAGCTTGACTTGCTGGGACTAAAAGCTGTTGGTATTATCAATGAGGTTTGTACTAATTTAAATTTAAAGCCTGAAAACTTTGATATTAATTATGAAAATGTCTTTAGTCATCTTCAAGATGTTAAATATCCATATGGACTTTTCCAAATTAGTGGTGACTGCAACTTAGGAGTAGTCAATAAAGTAAAGCCTAAAAATATGGATGATCTAGCAGCAGTTACTGCTCTAGCTAGACCGGGAGCTTTGCAGTTCGTTGATAGGTATGCCCAGTTCGTTAATGAAGGGAAGAATGAGTCTATCCACCCATTCTTTGATGAGCTTTTGAAATCAACTGCATCTCTGGCTCTTTATCAAGAGTCTACCATGCAGATGTGTGAGAAGATTGGTCTTACAAAAGCTGACGGGGAAGTTATCCGTAAGTGCATTGGTAAGAAGAAAATCAAAGAGATGGCTAAGTGGAAAGATATTATCTTTGAGACTTGTGAAAAGAATGGATTAAATAAAGAGATTCCAGATCTATTATGGAAGATTTTAGAAGATTCTGCAAATTATTCGTTTAACAAAAGTCACAGTTTTTCTTATGCAAGTATTGCAGCCTCGACGGTTTATCTAAAACATAAATATCCTCAGCAGTTCTTCCTCGCTTGTCTTAAGATAGCTTCTACTAGAGGCGATTTCTTAGAGCAGTTTCAGCTTATCCAACATGAGTTGCCCCATTTTGGGATCGAACTTATGCCCCCGAATATAGCTAAAAGCGGATTAGGTTTTTCTATTGAAGGGAAGAATATCCGATTCGGACTAGGAGAGATAAAAGGTATATCAGATAAGAGTATAGATAAGCTTCGCAGTTTCATATCTTCTGATATAGATTCTGATTTTAAATTATATAATTCAGCTAAAGATGCTAAACTTGGAATAGGTATTCTTTCTTCTTTGATTCAGAGTGGAGCTTTAGGTCATACAGTTAAGGATAGGTCTAAGAAGGTCCTAGAAGCTCAGCTTTGGAATCTATTAACTCCAAAGGAAAAGATATTTTGTATAAATAATGAAGGTAAATATGGTTCAGATTTAATCGTAATGCTTAAAGATTATTTGAACTGGATAGATTCTAATGGTAAAAAGTTTACTAAAGAATCTCGTCTAGAAACTATTCGTAAAAATTCTGTAGGGTATTTTAAAATATATAATCTCAATAGTCGTAATGAGCTTTTAGCGTCATTCTTCTACGAAAGAATGCTTTTAGGATTTTCTTATTCTACAACCATGAAAATGGTTTTTGGAGATTTTAATATTGACATTCGTAATATAGATGAGATAGAACAGTATGTTCCTGTTAAAGGTAACTTTGAACTTATTTGCATTGTTAAAGAGACTCTCTCTGGGAAGAGTAAGGGTGGCAATAGGTATATAAAGATGAAAATCTTTGATGAAACAGGTACTAAATATGCAATGTTATTAGGAGATAAATTGGCTCAATATTTAGAAAAAAGTGAAGAACCAAAAGAAGAAGATATATTGTATATAAAAGGAACAAAAGGTGATGATATTTTTTGGATAAATAAAATGGAAGTTCAAAACCATAAAGCTTATACAAAACTCTCTGAACTAAAAAATATAGAATAAAATGGATAATACTACGAATAAAGAAATTTTAGATGCTGAAATTATTAACGAAGAATTTAATACTGAAACATCGGAGCCTACAATAACCACTGATACTAAAACTCTATTTAGAGTATTATTCAAGGCTTCTGGAGAAGATGCCTCATCTGCTTTTTTCGACTATGTAGATCCTCATTCATTTAATTCCGATATAGTAGTCGCTTTAATACATTTAATTTTGAATTCATATTGTTCAATGGTCCCAGAAGATGAACGAGAAAGTTTTGCTATAGATGTTGTTCAAAAATTTATTGAGTCTTTGAAAGGAGAAGAAACTGCATCTGAAGAAGATATCCCTGATCAGCCTGAGCATGATGGCAATTAAAAATACTCATGAGTGTAGATAAAGAATCTTTAGAAGTTTTCCTTTCTATAGGTCGAATTTTTTCTAAAAAAAATCAAACATGGCTTCCTTTTGTAAAAGATGAAGAAACTCATAACTTTAATGCTTTATGGGTTGCATCTTTAATGTATTTGATATATGATAAATATATTTCTTGTATAGATGATGAAAATCAAAATGAATTTTCAGAAGAAGTATTAGAACTTTTTAATTTTATTATTGAAAATGGGATAGAACATACTTTTAAAGCTTGAAAACATTTTTCATTTTAAAATGTAATATTAGTATACAAAAATTTTGAGATGAAAGTCTCTTTCCAAAACAAACCAAACAAATAAAAAAATACTCGAATGTTAGGCAATAAAAACGAAAAAACTGGAACGCTTTTAATTCTTAAGCCCGTTTCAAAAGTGAATGGCGAAAGTGTTAAACCTTTCTTTGAAGTCTCGTCCAAAAATGTAGCTGAAAATAAATGGGTTCCATCTACAGATACTTCTATCAACTCTATATCTGGATCTTTATTTAAGATTGAAGCCGTAGAAGAGGAGTATAAGGGAGATAAGTACTTTAGAGTCAAGGCTATTATTAAAGATAAAGATGAGGCTTATCTCATTCCTTTCAGAATGAATATAGCTACTAGAAGTCTTCTTAATTCGTTTTTTCATTTAGAATCTTTTGACAATCTCTCTATTAGATATTATCTATCTAAATCAGGATATGATTCTTACTATGTCACTCAGAATGATGAAAAAGTTACTTGGAAATTTGAATCTTCAGAACTTCCAGCTCCAGAAGAGATCTCTTTCAAAGGTAAAATTATTAGAGACTTTACTAAGCTAGATTTATTTTTCGTAGATCAAATTAAAATCCTTAATGAGAGAATCAAGTTGAGTCCATCTAAAGCTTCGGAAGAATCAGAAAGTAAAGTCAGTTCTTCTAGCTTTCAAACTTCAGACTCTTCCGAACCGGAGAACTGGGAAAGTGAAGAAGAAGTTCCTTTTTAATGTTTAGTTAAATAAAATAATCGAGGCTTCTCACTTTTTAGGTGAGGGGCCTTTTTTTGTAAATATATAAATAGCACAATCAAATGGAAAGAAAGAAAAAAATCGTATTACACTCTAATTCATGTTTAGCGAATACAGGTTTCGGTAGGCACATGAAATTTTTATTATCTTATCTTTTTCGTACAGGTAAATATGAATTGGTAGAATATGCCGGAGGTTCTTTTACTTGGAGTGATAATAATTGCAAGTCAATGCCTTGGAAATGTTATGGGTGTCTACCAGATAACCCTAGAGAGTTGGATCAGTTTCGAGGGGACGCATCTAAAATGCAAGCTATTCAGTATGGAGATTATAATATAAACAGAGTCCTTGAAACAGAAAAACCTGACGCTTTAATAATGTTGGAAGATATATGGGGTATGCCATATTTTGATAAGCCTTGGATTAATAAATTTCCTCATGTTTTCTGGACTCCTATTGATTCTCTTCCTTTATTAAAAGTTTTTAAAGAACAGAAAGATAAATTCGGAAATCTTTGGGTCAAAGCTCAGTTTGCTAAAGATGCTTTGGCAGAGCAAGGAGTAGACTCTGAATATATGCCTGCTCTTATCGAGGATAAGAATTTTAAAATATTATCAAAAGAAGAAAAAAAATCTATTCGAAGAAAATTTGGGATAGCAGACAATACTTTCCTATTCGGTTTTGTTTTTAGGAATCAATTAAGAAAGCTCGTAGGTACTTTAATTGAAGCTTTTTCTATTTTTAAAAAATCACATCCTGAAATTGATTGTAAATTGTTTTTACATACAAATTGGTCGGAGGGATGGCGCATTCCTGAATTTATAGAAAGGTTTGGAGTAAAAAGGGAGGATGTTTTAACAACTTATATATGTTCTTGTTGTAGAGATGTATCTGTAAAGCCTTTTTTTGGTCAAGAGTTGAGTTGCCAAAATTGCCAATCTGAAAAAAAAGTCAATACTACAAATGTATCTGTAGGGGTAGAAGAGAAGGATTTATGTGAACTATATAATATGTGCGATGCTTATATTCATCCTGCTACAAGCGGAGGATTTGAGATGCCTGTTTTGGAAGCTCTATTTTGTGGTTTACCTGTAGCTACTACTAATTACTCTTATGGTACTAATTTTACAGTAAATCCTGAAGTCTTTCCTCTCGATTTCACATTATATAGGGAGCATGGATCTCAGTTTGATAAAGCTCAAGTCTTACCATCTTCAATAGTTGAATTCATGGAAAAAATAACTTCTATTTCCAAAGAAGAGAAAGATAAGAAAGGTTACAATCTAAGACAATGGGCTTTAGAAAATTTTGATGGAAATAAAATTTGTGCTAAAATCGAGAAGTTCATAGATGATCTTCCTTTCACTGATTATGATTTTTCTTTTAATAAAGAAACTCAAGATGAAGGTCAAAGTAAAACTCTCCCTATAGAAGATATAATAGATTTTGAAAGTAGCAAAAAAAGAATTCTATATGTAGAAGATGGCAATCTAGGAGACTGCGTCGATTCTATTGCTGTTTTACAAAGACTGGAAACAAAATTCCCTAAATCAGAATGGGATTATTATGTATCAACATTATTCCCTCAAATGTTTGAGCATTTGGATTTTATTAAAAAAGCAATACCTTGTAGTCCAGTCTTCGATGATGTTCTTGGAATGGAAGGCGTAGAGAATCATAAGGGATTTTTTGACATGGCATTCCATCCGAAAATAACAAGGAATTGTGTAGATTTCATGAAAAATAATTTTTAATATGCTTAATAAAATATTTCAACATTGTGGGTTAGAAGACTCTATTCCTAAAGAAGAATTTCCTGAAAACTTTTATCCTGTACCTTCTGATTATATAGTATATCAAACAGGGTCAGAAAAAAAATCTCAAATATATGATTATAGTTCAGAAGTCATTCCTATGATTCATGATTTTCTGAGAATTACAGGGATTCAAGTTATTCAAGTCGGAGATAAAGAAGATCCCTCTGTTTTAAGTTCTTTAGATTTGAGGTCAGCCTTAAGTGTAAGGCAATTAGCTTATGTAATTAAAAATAGTAGACTTTGTATTACTTCTAATCAACTCACGGCTAAATTATGTAGAGTTTATAATAAAGATTTAATTCTTCTTGGGAGTAATTATCCTAGTAAACATGTAGTTCCTTCTTTTGATAAGGTTCTTTATATTGAGCCAGAATTAAAAACTGCGAGATGGAATTATAAAAAAGACGAATGGCCAAAGACTATAAATACTATAAAGCCAGAAGTAATAGCTAATGCAATTTTAGATAAAGTAGGAATTACAGATTCTGTAAATTATAAAACATTATATATTGGAGAAAAATTTGGTCCTAGATTTTTAAATTTTATTCCAGAAGGAATTTTTCCTAAAGAACTAATTAATACGCCTTTTAATATACGCCTTGATATTATTGATAATCAAGAATATCTATCTCCTATTTTAAATATAACACAGGCAGATATAACAACTAAAAAACCTTTAGATTTAAACTCTTTAAATATTAAAAATATAAGATCTATTGTTTACTTTTGTGATAAAGATTTTGATGTTAATTTTATTAAAAGTTGCATTTCTAATCTTATAAATTTAGTTGTTATCTGTTGTAATGATGACTTATTGAATGATTTAAGACTTGAAACTCTAGGTATATGTACTGTATATAAGAAATCAAAAGAAAAACCTCTTGACATACTAGAAAAAGATGCTATGTTATTTAAATCAAATAGAGTTTATATAGCTCGTGGAAAAACATATGCGTCTATTTATCATTATAAAAATGATTTAGACTTCAAATCTTTTCCTGTAGAACTAAAAGAAAGCTTTATGAATGATGAAGATTTCTTGGAGAACAAAGATTATACTTTAATATTTAAAAATGAATCTAAATAAAATATTTACCAATAAAAACAAGTGGTTACAAAATGGGAGAGCATTAAATAAAGATGGCTCTAATTTCTCTTTTACTAGAAAATGGAAAGAGGATGTAAAGGAGCCTATCTGCTTTTCTCTGCATGGCGCAGTTACTTATTTTTCAGAGCCAGAATCTCAATCTCGCTCTAAGGTAATGTCTAAATTATCAAAAGCTATTGGATTGTATACAGGTAAAAACTTTTTTGTTGCACAGTTCAATGATAGTCCAGATACTTCTTTCGAAGATATCTTGAATGTTATAAAAATTTACAACAAGCTACAGTAGAAGTTATGCTAAAGTCTAGTAATCATTCTGATATTAAAGACTCTCAAGAAGAACCTTCCAAAAAGTCTTCTAAAAAAAGAGTTATTGCACCTGCGAAAACAGGTTTAGATTCTCCTCTTTTATTTGTTCAGCCTGAAGATGGCATTTTTAAACCATTGAGAAACGAAGCTGGTCTTTTAAATAATATCAATTATCCTTTAAAGTCTAATGGTCTTATAGATTGGAGGAAACTTATTCCAAGGGAGCATATTGTATTGAATAAATACAATTTCGCTGCAAGGGCTATTCCATTAGATGATTTAAGTCAGGAGGATATTGATCGACTTATAGATGAATCCCCAGAAGAAGATCTCGTTATTAAATTAGCAGGATTTAGAGAATTGGCGTCTATTAGAGGTTACTCTTTGATTGACCCTATTCCAGTATCTTCGTCTGGAGATAGTGTTACAATGAAAGTTGTAATTAAATGGATACCTAATATAGAAAACCCTTTGGAGATGACAGTAGGGGCCACAGCTAATGCTTCTATCTCTAATACTGATGAAAAGTTTTCTAAATTTCTAGAAACTATCGCTGAGAACAGGGCTTTCATTCGAGCTGTTAGACATTCTTTGGGAATTATATCTCTAGGTCAAGATGAGATGAAACAAGAAGACGTGAAAGCTGAAGCTCAAACTGTAAAAATACAATCTTTGTTATCTCAGCATTTAGATAAATATGCTATGGATATTTTCTCTCTGAAAGATTTAGTTTCTATAGAAGGATTTGAATGGAATCCTAAGTGGACTACTATTGAGAGAATTGATCCAGCCGCAGCTATGAGTTTCATTACTATTTTAAAATCTAAATATAATAAATAATGTTTTTAACTACTTTCCATCCGCATCAAAACGAGGAGAATTTAAGAAAATTTATTGAAAAAAGTAAAACTGAAATAGTAGTTTTATCTTATAAACCTTTGCAAGATATTTCATATGGTCTAGTTACTTTCAGAAATATTCCTCCTCAAGATGAGGCTTTAAATATTTTTCTTTCTGTATTGTCTTCTGATCAAATCGAAAGTAAAGATTTCACATTAATAGATTGGGAAATTATAAATTTGTATTCCTCTTTGGAAACTGAAATCTCTAAATTAAAAATGACAGAACAGGGATTTGAAATTATACAAGAGAATGTTACAGTTCAAGATTTTAGACTTCATCCTTATCTGGGCAATCTCTTAAAGATTTGTCATGATCTGAAATTATCTGGAGTGGATAGACTTTTTTCTGAAAATCCTTTATTGATTCTCCCTAAAATTTTAAGGGGAGAAAAGACTAAACTGATAGAAGCTTTAAGTCAATTTTCTGTAATTAGAGAGTCTTTTAAAAATCAAAATTTTTGCGGTTGTATTCCTATTTTTAATTCTCAATTCTCAATAAAATGATCCTAGAAGAAAAAGTAAAAAACTTTTGTTTAACTGGAGATTATTCTATGGGTAAGGATATACTAGAACAGTCTTATAAATTAGCAAATACTATTGTTTGTAATAAATATAAAAATTTTGGATATACAGAAGATTTATTATCTGAATCTCATGACGCTATAATTTCTGCTATTTACGCTTTTAACCCTGAAAATAAAACTAAATTTTTAACATTCTGTTCTGTTTGCATTAATAACAGAATACAAAATTTTATAAAAAGAAAAAAAGTATCTTATAAATATGTTTCAAACCAGAAAGATAAATCTTTTTCTGATTTAGAAAGTCTAGATATTTTGAATTCTTTGAAAACCTTAAGCGAGAATCATTTCAACTGCTTGACAAAAGGAGAAGGGTCTAGATCAATGAAATTTAGAGCAAAAAGAAAACTTATAAATGGTATAATAGATTAATATATGTCTGAAAATAAAAATCAAATAGAAAATGTGCTTGAACTCATAGAACAAGTTTTTCCTAGTACTGCGGAAAAAATATCTACGATAGCATTTGTTAATTGGCATAATATTCTTAATCATTCATCTTTAGAAGGAATGGATGAAAAAGAAATTTTATTCTGCTGTAATTTAATTTTATCTTTAGCATCTGTTCATTTCTCTGATAAAAACAAAGATCTAAATGAAATTTCTGAAAAACTAAAAGAAGTTTCTTTCGAAGATACTATCTCATTTCTTCAAGATGATTCTGATGAAGACGAAGATGAAGATGAAGAAAATTTTTTATAAAATAGATGAGTAGAATATCTTGGGAAGAATATGCTTTAAAATTAGCGGAAACAGCCTCTATAAGATCTGAAGATCCTTATTTAAAAGTTGGAGCTTGTGTCTTAAGGCATGATAATAGTGTCGCTGGATTAGGGTATAACGGATCTCCTCCGGGATACGAGATAGATTGGTCAGATAGGGACTCTAGAAGACCATTCGTATCTCATGCAGAGAGATCAGCCCTTCGCTACTGTAAGCCCGGAGAAGCGAAATTAATAGCCATTACGCTGTCTCCATGTCAACATTGTATTATGGACATTGCAATGTTCGGAATAAAAAAAGTTGTTTTTAGAAATTTCTATGAAAGAGATGAGAAATCTTTTGAAATAGCCCACAAATTCAATATAGAAATGATTCAAATTTAGTTGACGGATTAAAAATTTTTTGTATATTTAATTATGACACTCTCTACTTCTAAAGATTATAATTCAAATTATTTAGCTCAAATTTTAAAATTGGATTCTGTTTACCCTCACCCAAATGCTGATAAATTGCAATTGGCAGAGATACAGAATTCAGTAGTTGTTACTGACTTAACTTCTAAAGTCGGTGATATTTACGTGTATTGCCCTGTTGAAAGTCAAATCTCTTCTAAGTTTTTATCTTGGAGTAATTCTTTTAGAGATCCTCTTTTAAATCAGGATAAAACTATCAAAGGCTTTTTTGATGCTAAAGGCAGAGTCAAAATGATAAAATTGAGAGGAGAATATTCTAATGGGTATATTATCTCTTTTGAAAAATTTTCCGAATTTGTTTCTAGTGAATACGGTGTGTTTTTAAAAGATGTCGAAGAGAATATTTCTTTTGATACAATTTGCGGTGAATTATTTATTTCTAAATATGAGCCTCCTATTCAAGAAGGTAGTTCTCCATCTCCAAAAACAAAAGTTAAAAAATTTGATAGATTAGTAGAGAATCAATTCAGACTTCATTCTGATACAGAAAACTTGAGAAAAGAAATCTATAAGATTAATCCTGAAGATTATATTTCTATTACAAATAAATATCATGGAAGCAATGGCGTTGTAGCTAATGTTTTAATCAAGCGCCGTCTTTCTCTCTTAGAAAAGATTGTTAAGCTTCTAGGGTTCAAAGTGTCAGAAGAAGAATATGGGATGCTATATGCTTCTAGAAATGTAATCAAAAATAAAGATATTGCAATTGGAGTTTCAAAAGGGTTTTACAAAGAGGATATTTGGAAGTCTGTTGCTGATGAAGTTTACCCAAAACTAGATAAGGGTATCTCTGTTTATGGAGAAGTAATTGGTTGGGTAAATGGTCAGTCAATGATTCAAACTCCATATGATTATGGGATTCTTAAGGGTCAAAGAGATTTTCTAGTATTCAGAATTGATTATACTAATCAAGATGGAGAAGTTATTTCTTTTTCTCATGAACAAATTCAAGCTTATTGTAAGAAGAAGCAGTTAAAAACTCCAGAAACTTACTATTATGGAAAAGCTAAGGATTTATTTGATATCCCTTCAGACTCTCCTGAATGGGGTAAAACTTTCTTAAAAAGATTAGAAGGTCAGTATCTAGACAAAATAGATCCTTTGTGTTCTACTAATCTCCCAATGGAAGGCATAGTTGTTTCTCGACAAGTCCCTTTTAAATGGGAGGCTTATAAACTCAAGGATCTTAAATTCTTAGGATTAGAAACTCAATTATTAGACAATGCAGAGTAAAATATTTAAACTGTAAATATGAAATATACATTTATATCAGATGAATTTTATGAAGATGGTTTTTCAGG